GGCTGCTAATGAAGTAGACCGTGACACGCTTGCCTAAATAAAATATTGGGGCAGGGCTAATACCTTGCCCCTTTACATCTTGTGATAATATTGGAGAAAACAAATGGCAATCACAACTGCTATGTGCAATAGCTTCAAAACAGAACTTTTAGGCGGTCTTCATGATTTGGACACGGATTCTCTTAAACTTGCTCTGATTAAAGCGTCCCCTACTGGCACATATAATGCCAGCACAACTAATTATTCTGACGTAACAGGTAACTCTGACGAATCATCTGGCACTAACTATACTGCTGGTGGTCAGGTACTTGATGGTGCGTCAATCACTCTTGATGGTTCTACTGCTATCGTAGACTTTACTGATGAAGTATTCAGCAACGTAACAGTTTCTGCTGACGGTTGTATTATTTATAATACAGCTAACAGTAACTCTGCTATTGCTGTTATTGACTTTGGTGGTACTGTTTCTGCTACTGCTGGTGACTTGACAATTGAATTTCCTGCCGCTGACGCAAGCAACGCTGTAATTCGTATTGCGTAAGGAGTAGGCTATGGCAATCATAGCACAGTCTGCACTATATGGTTTAGGTGTATATGGAGCATCTGAATATGGTGTAGTCAATCTTACTGTTAGTATTAGTGGTGTTTCAGCTACAGGTACTATTGCTAGTGTTGTAGCAGGTGGTTTTGAAGTAGATGTTACAGAACGTATCACAATAGGTGTTGAAGGTACAAGTTCTGTTGGAAGCCTAACTGTTAACACAGCGGCAGGGCTAACAGGTGTAGTTGGCACATTTACACTTAACGGTGCAGGACTGGACATCAGGTCTATTAACCGTGTTCCTGTTGATGGTGTAAGTGGAACAACCACGCTAGGAACAATAGAAGCACAGACTACAGAAGCACTGAACAGTGTGAGTGCTATAGGTGCTGTAGGAAGTCTTACTGTTCATACTGCAGCAGGACTCACAGGTGTTGATGGAGAACTCAACCCCCTACGCCCATTCACTGCAAGTGGTGATGCACAGCTTTCTACAGCAGAAAAGAAGTTTGGCACTGCTAGTTTACTACTAGATGGAACAGGTGATTTTGTAACAACAAGTTACACTTCAAGTCTGTTAACAAGTTCAGAATGGGCTGTAGATTTTTGGGTTTACTCTTCAACGCTAACAAGTCAAACTGCTCATCTTTGGGATGCACAAAACTCTAACTCTGGTTTTGCTTTACGTATTAGTAGTGGTAATTTACAAGTAGTTAAAGATAATTCTATAACTAGGTCAGTTAGTGGACAATTAAGTAACAATACTTGGCATCATATACGACTACAAAGAAGGTTTGCCTTTACAGAAATATTTGTAGATGGATTCCAAAGAGGTCAGCAAGCAGGTGCAGGATACAATGCTCATACCTATGTAATTGGGGCTAAAGAAAATGGCTCTGAAGAATTTACAGGATACATAGATGAGTTTAGAGCATCTACACCAACAGGTCTTTCTGCTACAAGTTTTACACCTGAAACAGAAGCATACTCTTTAGATGGAAGTACAGAAGCACTACTTCATTTTGATGGAACAAATGGTTCTACTACAATTACGAATGAAGCATCTAATGTAATTAATCTTACAGCAACTGGAACTGCCAATCAAACATTAACAGGTGTATCTGCTACAGGTTTTGTAAACACCGTTGAAGAAAAACCAACAGAAGCCTTGTTAAGCGTAAGTGCTACAGGATTTGTAAATGGTAACTTTACATTTTCAAATACACATTCGTTGTCTGGTGTACAAGGTACATTCTCTGTAGGAACACTAACAGTTACAGGCGTACAGTTTGACTTTGAGGCAGTCAAGACACTATATGACAGACGTAGAACAGCCTTTGTAGAAAAACAACCGCCTCGCATTGTATATGTTGCAAGACAATCTACTGTCGCTGAAAGACGCGCCGCTGCATAAGGAAACAATAAATGTCATTTCGTTGGCCTGTAAAAGACCCTGATGAAACACTAGACTATAGTATGAACTGGTCACGTTTTCTTGACACTGCTACCATTTCGTCTGTGACATGGTTTGTTAAAACGTCAGAAATTGGTAAAACGCAGATTGATGCTGGTGAAACACTGACTACTGCTTCAGGTAGCACAGTAACCGATAGCATCCAAAACATTTCACAAACAAATACAAACACGGTAGCCACAATTAATCTTGGTGGTGGTGTGTTAAATAGAGAATACTCATTTATATGTCAGATTATAGACAGCACAGGAAGCACTGCTGAACGTACTGTTAAACTTAACATAAGGCAGAAATAATGGCATACAATTATCTTGGACTTGTAAACGAAGTAAACAGACGGTTGAATGAAACTGAACTTACGTCATCTAACTTTGCCAGTGCTTCAGGTTTTTATGCACACGCAAAAGATGCTATTAATGCTTCACTCCGCGATATTAATCAAACAGAATTTAACTGGCCTTTTAATCACGTTGAGCAAGAGGATGTCCTATCCGTTAACGTAACACGCTATGCTTTCCCACACGATGCTAAATTATTAGACTTTGACAGTTTCCGTATTAAAGAAGATACTACACTTGGTAATTCTACTACACGTCTTGGTATTATTACTTATGAAGAATATCTTGACAAGTATGTAGAACAAGAATATAATAGCACCAGTCGTCAAGGTGTACCACAGTTGGTAGCACATGGTCCTGCACTTGAGTATATTCTAACACCAGAACCTGATGCTGCTTATACAGTAGTGTATGAATACTACCGTGTACCTGTAGACCTTGAACTGTATGATGATGTTCCTGCTGTACCAGAACGATTTAAACATATTGTTGTAGATGGTGCTATGCATTATGCATACTTGTTCCGTGGCAACACACAGGATGCTCTAGTTGCTAAAGAGAAATACCAAGAAGGTATTAAGAATATGCGTTCCGTGTTGATTAATCGCACTTATTATGTCCGTTCTTATATGATACCTCAAAATACTGGTGGTGGACGAACAGGTTATGCGAGGTTGCCTGTCTAATGGCTGATGCATGGCAGACCCATTCGTTTGAATTTAAGGGTGGCTTGATTACAAACCTTTCTCCATATCAACAAGGTTTTCAAGCACCGGGTTCTGCACGTATTCTGCGAAACTTTGAGCCTTCTATTTTTGGTGGTTATACACGAATTGAAGGCTTTGAAAAGTTTGACACGAATGCCCTGTCAAATACAGGTCTGGTGCGTGGACTTCATCGGTATGACGGTAAAGTGTTTGCCTGTCGTGGTGACGACTTATTCTTTTCGACAGGTTCTGGCTGGACACAAGTAAGTGACAACGCTACATACAGTAGTGCAGGTGTCACAATTGGCGGTTCTGGTAAAGTACGTTTTTTAAAGTACGACTTTGATGGCACAGAAAAACTAATGCTAGTAGATAGCACAGGTAAGCCATACAGATTTGACGGTACGACATTTGAACAACTTACATCATTATCTGCTGACACGTCTGGTTCAAGTTTTATTGTTAATTTTAAAAACCACATTGTTCTTGGCAACGGTAAAAAAGTAGTTTTTTCTGCTCCATATAAAGATGATGACTTTACAATCGCTAATGGTGGTGGTATAATAAATGTTGCAGATACAATCACAGGATTGATTGTTTTCCGTGAACAATTAATTATATTTAGTGAAAACAGTATTAATATACTTAATGGTAATAGTATAGCAGACTTTACACTACAGCCTGTATCTCGTGACTTGGGATGTGTAGCTGAAGACACTATTCAGGAAATTGGTGGTGATATATTATTTCTTGGTCCAGATGGACTGCGCCTCTTTTCTGCAACAGACCGTATTGGTGACTTTGGTCTTGCTTCAATATCTCAAACCATTCAAGTTGAAATACTTGACTTGGTTACAAGTAGTCCCGGTGGATTTACTAGCACAGTCATTCGTGAGAAAAGTCAGTATAGACTGTTTGGGTACAATGCCACCTATACAAACGCTTCAGCAAAAGGTATTGGTGCTACACAACTGCAGGAAGGTATTTCCTTCAACGATATGCGGGGCATCAATGCCTACGTCACATACAGTGAGTATGACGGGTTTGCAGAACGTATCTACTTTGCCAATGCAGACGGATATGTATATCAGATGGAACAAGGCAACTCGTTTGATGGCGTAGACATTCCGGCAACATTTGCCACACCATTTATTCCGCTAGGTGACCCAAATGTGCGGAAGACAATTTACAAAGGAACTACGTATCTAGATGTAAATGGTGATTTTGACCTTGAGTTTTCACTAAAGTTTGACTTTGACCAGCCAGATTCAGTTCAGCCGGACTCTATATTGTCAAGTGATGCAGCGGCATCTATTACATACGGTTCTGGTATTTATGGCACATCTTTATTCGGCGTAAAACAAAAAGCCATTTATGATGTTCAAACAGTAGGTTCAGGATTTACAGTGTCTATTCTTTACGAAACAACTGGTAATAACACAGACGCTGTATTTACAATTGACGCTGCCACGTTGCAGTTTATTACAAACGCTAGGAGATAAATATGGGAACGGGTTATACACGTAATGATACCCCTAACAATATCGCAGATGGAAACGTAATCAACGCCTCTGACCTTGATGGTGAGTTTGATTCGATTCAAGCAGCGTTTAATGCAAGCACAGGTCATAGTCACGATGGTACAACAGGTGAAGGACCACAGATTGACACGGGCGGTATTGCCAATGATGCTGTCACACTTGGGACTAAAACATCAGGTAACTATGTCGCTACTGGTGCAGTAAGCGGTGTTGGCTTGTCTGGTTCAGCCAGTGCTGAAGGCGCAACATTCACAGTCTCATCCAATGCCACTGATGCAAACACGGCAAGCACCATTGTTGCTCGTGATGCCAGTGGCAATTTTTCTGCCGGACAAATCACTGGTACATCCTTTGTGACCACTGGCGATATGACCTTTGGCGACAACGACAAGGCCGTGTTTGGTGCTGGGTCTGACTTGCAGATTTACCATGATGGTAGCAATAGTTATATTGCTGAACTAGGAACAGGCAATTTTACAATTATAGGCAACGGCCCTAATGTGAGCATTGTTACAGGTAGCAGCGAAAATATGGCTGTTTTTGCTAATAACGGTGCAGCAACTCTCTACTATGACAACGCCGCTAAAATCGCCACCACAGCCACAGGCGTTGACGTAACTGGCAACGCTACATTTGCTGACAATGGAAAGGCCATCTTCGGTGCTGGGTCGGACTTGCAGATTTATCATAGCGGTATACATAGTTATGTAGATGATGCAGGTACTGGAGATTTACGTTTAAGAGGTAATGCCGGTGTATATTTAGGTAAATACACTGGTGAGTCTATGGTTGATGCTATTGCAGATGGCGCAGTCACACTTTACTACGACAACGCAGCCAAACTCGCCACCACCAACACAGGTGTGGATGTCACTGGCACTGTGGTTGCTGATGGGTTGACGGTTGATGGCACGGCAACTATTGACGGTGGTGGCACTGGCTCTATTCACGTTAATGTTGAGGATAGTAGCCTTTGCCCCACGATGACCTTTACTAGAAACGGTAGCGGCACTACCACAAACGGCTTTGTGAAGTTTGAAAATTCTGGTGGGCAAGTCGCTGAAATAAACGCAACTGGTGGTGGTTATTTTCTTGGCAACGTGGGCATCGGGACTAGCAGTCCTATCAGAACTTTACACGTTGATAGCGCATCTAATTTGGTAGGGCGGTTTAGTTCATCTGCCACAGAAGGCTTTATCCAGCTTGCCGGTAGCGGCACATCGACAGCCCCAAGAGTAGGTGCTACGGGTAATAACTTTATTGTTTATACGAACGATGCAGAACGCCTCCGCATCGGCAGCGGCGGCTACGTGGGCATTGGGACGAGTTCGCCAGCCGCACAATTCCACAGTTTAGCGGCATCTGGCACTGTGCAAACACGCACAAGTGTTACAGGCTCAACCGCAAGTGATGTGGCTGAATTGGCTGTATCAACTGGAAGCCGAACATATTTAATGCAGTCGAAAGGTTCTAGCGGTGATTTTGTCATTCGTGACAGCACAGGTGCGGCTGACAGAGTTACGCTAACATCGGGCGGCAACGTGGGCATTGGGACTTCATCCCCGACCGCTGACTTACACATCTCATACGGCTCTGGCTCTGGTTTGCTTATTGAAGACACGACAAACAGCCCGTCAGTAAAATCTGTGGTTACATCAGGGAACACCGAAAGTTATTTTGGCGCAACATCAAATCACCCAGTTGTTTTCCTTCAGAATAATACAGAACGTATGCGCATCGACAGCAGCGGGAATGTGGCCATTGGTGTTAGTTCGCCAAATGAAAAGTTAACAGTTTCAGGCAACATTGAACTGTATAACGATGAGCAAGATGGCTATATTTGGTTTCACGATGCTGGCACTAGGAGTTGGACAATTG